GGGTGCTGAAGGCTCAGTAATCGTCTTTGGCCCGCAACTTGAACGAGGGTCAAGCCCTACCGCATACAACGCCACCGCCGCCCAAGTCCCCCGCCTCGAATACGGCAGCTCCGGCAACCCGCTGGGGCTGCTGGTGGAGGAGGAGCGGGAGAACCTGTTGCCGAACTCCGAAGATTTGTCCAGCTACAGTCTGGTTAATCGCGCAACCGCAACTACGAACACGGCTGTAGCACCTGACGGCTCCACGACTGCCGACACGCTCACCGAGGACAATAGTTCCAACACCACACACTATGCTCGTAATTCAATTTCGGTAACAAGCGGAACCACATACACTTACAGCGTATACTGCAAGGCCAACACGCGGGACCACGTTCGTGTGTTACTCGGTGATCCAGCCAACGCCTTCCCATCAGGAGACACGGGCATCAACGTGGACCTGACTGACGGGTCGTATACAGGCGGCACCGCTCTGGATGCCAGCTCCGTGACAAACGTCGGAAATGGCTGGTGGCGGATTTCGGTAACTAGCACAGCGATTTCCACCACATCCAGCGGCTACGCCTACGTGTTTCTGCACGACGGCGCATCGGCGAACTACGACGGCGATAATGCTTCTAATATTTTCGTCTGGGGGGCACAGCTCGAACAAGGCGCAGGTCCAACGAGCTACATCCCCACCAGCGGCGCATCCGCCCTCCGCCCAGCCGACGACATCACGTTGTCTACGAGTTCGTTTGGGTACTCAGACGTGGCCGGGTCTGTGCTGGCTAACTTCACGTTGGCGTCCGAGACCAGCAGCGGCGACTTTCCTCACGTGTGGACGCTGACAAATGCAGCAGGCACGTCGAAAATCGCTGCATTCATGGACGAAACGGCGACGCCTGACAATCTTGACCTGATTTATCGTAGCTACGCGGGTGGCGCGAACCCGGGTACGTATCGTTTCCGTGGCACTGTAACGCAACCGACCTACGGCAGCGCCGTCGCACTCTCGATGCGCTACGCGGACGGTAACTTCGGCAGCGCCCTTGACGGCACGCTAAGCACCTCGCCCACGGAAAACACCAGCGGCGAAACCTATACGGGTCTAAGCCGAACCTCAGTCGAACTCGGCGGTGACGCTGTGGGCAACGCGATAAACGGCCATATCCGCCGGTTCACGTATTGGCCGCGTGCGATATCTGATGAGCAACTTGCCGAATATACCGATATAAGCAATATAAAATATTTTGGAGAAGATGTAACATCTAATGGTATTAAAAATCCGGGCGTATTATCATTAAACGAACATTATTTATTTTCTAAACAATAAATAAGTATTATGAATGAAATAGTACCAAAAAAGGACATTCCTGAAAGTGTCCATTCAAGTTATGATGAAGATTTAGATCTTATTCGTTCTACTCTTCGTGGTCTTCTTATGTCTGGAGAAGAGGGATTAGAACTTGCTCAGAGTGTAGCAAGAGAATCTGAACATCCACGTGCCATCGAAGTCCTGACAGGAATGATTAAACAACAGGCAGAAAATGCTCATGCACTACTTGATATGCATAAGCGCAATCAAGATATTAATGTCACTCAGGCAAAAGGTCAGTCTGATGATCAAAGAAGTTTAACTCAAAATGTATTTGTAGGATCCACAGCAGAGTTACAGAAAATGCTGCGTGGAGATACGGAGGTGATTGAACATGATTATGACGGAACTAACCAAGGGAATATTTAAACTCCTTAAAAGACTCATCGGCGAGTCAAGTATTGTATTAGCAATCATTTATACTATCGGGCATATCTTTATTGCCACGATCTGCAACTGGTTAATTACAGGTGCAGCAATGGAGCTAGCGGCTATCGATGCGATTATAGAACCCATCATTAATGGATTCTGGTTCTATGCGCTCCATAAATTAGCAAAGAGATTTATTAAGAGTGAATGATACATACCTCGGCAATCCGCAGGTTAAGCGGGATGGCGTACAACAAGGATGGACTAAACAGGACATTCAAGAATATCAGCGCTGTATGACTGATCCAGTTTACTTTGCCGAAACATACGGTAAAGTCATCTCACTGGATGAAGGATTAGTGCCTTTTAAATTATATCCTTATCAGAAAGAAATGTTTGAGCATTTCAATGATAATAGATTCTCCATCGTATTAGCTTGTCGTCAGTCTGGTAAGTCTATCAGTTCGTGTATGTATATCCTCTGGTACGCCCTGTTTCATCCAGATCAGACGATTGCTGTACTAGCTAACAAAGGTGCTACAGCAAGAGAAATGTTAGCACGTATTACTTTGGCACTTGAGAATGTACCTTTCTTTTTGCAGCCCGGCACTAAAGCATTAAATAAAGGCTCTATAGAATTTAGTAATAATTCTCGTATCATCGCTGCAGCGACCTCTGGTTCTTCTATTCGTGGTATGAGTTGTGTAACAGGAGATTCTAAGATTTGTATCGAAGATGATTATCAAAATATCTTTTATACTGATATAGACAAAATTATAAATAAAAGTAAACTCATCCAAGTAGAAGAAAATAAAATGATTTATACTGTTTATAAAATCACAAATAATATTAATAATAAAATATATATTGGATTCCATAAAACAAATGATTTAAATGATGGATATATGGGGTCTGGAAAATTAATAAAACGGGCTATTGAAAAATATGGCATCGAAAGTTTTAGTAAAGAAATTTTAAAAACTTTTGATAATAAGGAAGAGGCTGAAACATATGAGGCATCTATTGTAAATAGAGATTTTACACTTAGAGAAGATACCTACAATATTGCTCTAGGTGGCAATGTGAGAATAATGTATGGTAAAAATAACCCATTTTTTGGTAAGTCTCATTCTGAAAAAAGCAAAAATAAGATAAGAGATAGGGCAAAAGGTAGAACTGGACATTCAGATAAAACTGGTTATGTTGGAAACATGAAGTGTAATAACATTCGAGAATTTGCTTCTGTATTAGGAATCGAAAATAATGTAAGAACTAATGTTTTATTTGCATGTGGCGATCCCAGTAGACCTGAAGTATATTTCGATTGTTCAAATGTTCAATATGCTGCTGAAAAATTCTATAATAGAAAAATTGAAGATAGAGTAAAAAAGAAACAAGTGTTGGCGGAAAATGCTAAAATCAGGTTTTCAGGAGTTAAAAAAACTAAAGAACATCGAGAAAAAATTAGTAAGGGTTTAACTGGAATCAAAAGAGAAAATCCTCAGAATAAAGATCCAGAAAAAATACGAAAAACTGCTGAAAAGCATATGGGAATGAAAAGAAGTGAAGAAGCAAAATTAAAAATGTCTTTGGCGAAAAAAGGAATATCTCCTATCAATAAAGGTAAAAAATATTATCGTGACCCTGAAACAAGTCATGGAAATTATTTTATTCCGGGTAATCAACCTGCTGGTTGGATTCAAGGAACTGGGTCCAGAAAATGAATGTTCTAACTCAAAATGGGTTCAAAAATTTTGAAGCAATTATTGATCAGGGTAAAAAATCTAATCTCTTAGAAATTATGTTTGATGATAACTCTAATATAACATGCACTTATGATCATGAGTTTCTATTGGACGATAGTTATATACCAGCGTGTTTTATTGAGATAGGAGATGTTTTATCTAAAAAAACCGTTATTGATATAAAAGAAAAAAGCAATTCGGAAAAAGTTTATGATCTTTATAATGTAAATGGCACTCATTCATATGTCACAAATGGAGTTATTTCTCATAATTGTAACTTGCTATTTCTGGATGAGTTTGCGTTTGTAGAGAATGCAGCAACATTCTATACCTCTACCTATCCTGTTATTTCATCTGGTAAAACTTCTAGAGTGATTATTACTTCTACAGCAAATGGTATTGGTAATCAATTTTATAAAATTTATGAGGGTGCAGTTCAGGGTACAAATGAATTTAAACCCTTCAGGGTAGACTGGTGGGACGTTCCGGGACGTGATGAAGAGTGGAAGAAACAAACTATAGCCAACACCTCAGAGCTTCAGTTTCAAGTCGAATTTGGTAACACCTTCTTCGGGACAGGTAATACACTAATCTCTGCAGATGCACTAATGAACATGAAGGCAGAACCTCCTGTGGCTGTTGGTGATGTTAATGTATATGCAGAGCCTAAAGAAAATCATGATTATATCATGACAGTGGATGTAGCCAAAGGTCGTGGACAAGACTATTCAACGTTTAATATCATTGATATTACTACTAGACCATTTAAGCAGGTCGCGTGTTACAGAAACAATCTTATTTCACCTATTTTATTTCCTGACATTATTCACAAGTGGGCAAAAAGATATAACGAAGCCTATGTCATTATCGAATCTAATGATCAAGGATCGGTTGTAGCCAATGGACTTTATTATGATATTGAATATGAAAACACACATGTAGAGTCTATGATTAAGGCTGGTGCAATTGGTATGACAATGAATAGAAAGGTAAAAAGGATTGGTTGCTCTAATCTCAAAGATCTAATCGAAGAAAAAAGACTGGAAATTGTGGATCTGAATACAATCAGTGAGTGCTCTACATTTGAAGCTAGAGGTAATTCGTTTGAAGCATCTGACGGTAACCATGATGACTTAGTTATGAACTTAGTCATGTTTGCATGGTATGTTGGCACTGAAAACTTTTTCAATCAAACGGATATGACGATCAAACAAATGTTATACGAAGAAAAAATGAGACAAATCGAGGATGAAATAGTGCCAGTTGGCATCATTGATGATGGAACAGAAGAGAAAACTTCTCATTGGAAAGAGGTTGAAAGTACTGGATTATTCTAAAAATCGTTTAATTATAAATAATTATCGGTGTATTGATTCACCTTATAATGTTTACTTATTATTTAGACAACGAAAAACTAAGAGGACTTTCAAATGGCTTTATTTTCGCCTTCCGAGTCTCCAGCAGTAACCATAAAAGAGGTTGATAACACTGGGATTGTTCCCAATGTGCAGACAACCACTGGCGCGTTTGTTGGTAATTTTAACTGGGGTCCAGTTAATATTCCAACACTAGTTAATGATGAAGCCAATTTAGTAGAAAGGTTCTCTGCTCCAGACACCAATACAAGTGTAGACTTTCACACAGCTACTTCTTTCTTAACTTATTCCAACAGCCTTCTGACGATTAGAGCTGTTGACGGCACAGCGGCAAACGCTAGAGACTCTGATGCCTCTACATCTGCTACTATTAATAACAGAGATGAGTTTGATAACCAATTAGCCACTCTTGATACAAATGGACACACGTTCATTGGTAAGTGGAAAGGTTCTCTGGGCAACTCTCTGAAAGTAGAAATGTGCCCCGCGGATTCTTCTGCTAGTACTATTTTCACTAACTGGAGCTATAAAGGCAAGTTTGATGCTGCTCCGGGAACTTCGACTTATGCAACCAATAAAGGTGCTTCTAACGATGAAGTACATGTTATCGTTGTTGACGAAGATGGTGAATTTACCGGCACTCGTAACACTGTTCTGGAAACCTATCCGTTCCTGTCTCTGGCATCTGATGCTAAGAATACTGACGGATCCAGCAACTACTTAATCGATGTCATTAACAACCAGTCTAGCTACATCTGGGCTGCAGGCTTTGATTCCGATTATACCAACGATGCTGAAGCTGGTACAGATGCAACTAACGGTAAAAACTACAAGCTTACTAGTGTTGCTACCAAGTCTGTTTCCCTTAAGAACGGTGCAAACTCCGGGACTCTGACTCCCGCACAGATTAACACTGCTTACAATCTTATTCAAGACAAAGATACCTATCAGGTAGACTTCCTGATTGCTCCTGCTCTTCCAGCTACGGCTGATAGCGCAGATGCAATTGCAGAAAACCTGATCACTATCGCAGGTACAACTCGTAAAGACTGTGTTGCTGTTATTTCTCCACCTAAAGCAAAAGTTGTTAACAACAGCGGAAACGAAGTTGCTGACACTGTTACCTTTGCTAACGGTTTGGCTAAGAGCTCATATGCTTTTGTAGATAACCAGCATCTTAAGATCTTTGATAAGTACAACGATCAGTTTATTCATATTCCAGCTTCTGGTGCAACTGCGGGTCTTATGGCTAGATCTGACAGAGACACTGCTCCATGGTTCTCTCCTGCTGGTACAAACAGAGGTACCTACTTCAATGTGGTTTCTCTGGCGTATAATCCAAATAAAACAGACAGAGATACCCTGTATAAGGCTGGTGTAAACCCAATTACCAACCTTCCTGGTCAAGGTGTAACCCTCTTTGGCGATAAGACAATGTTAGGACGTCCATCTGCGTTTGACAGAATTAACGTTCGTAGATTGTTTATTACTCTGGAGAGAGCTATTAGTAGAGCAGCACAAAACGTACTCTTCGAACTCAATGATGAGTTTACAAGAGCCGAGTTTGTTAACATCATCGAACCTGTCCTTAGAGACGTCAAGGGTCGTAGAGGTTTAACTGACTTTAGAGTGGTGTGTGATGCGACTAATAACACTGCAGCTGTAATTGATCGCAATGAGTTTGTTGCTACAATCTTCATCAAGCCTTCCAGATCTATTAACTACGTAACTCTGAACTTCGTAGCTACTAGAACCGGTGTGGACTTTGAAGAAGTAGCAGGTCAAGCATAACCGCATAACTAAGGAGATATAAGAAATGGCTATTCTTGGAGTTGATGACTTCAAAGCAAAACTGAAAGGTGGCGGTGCTAGACCTAATCTATTCAAGGCAACGATCAACTTTCCAGCTTATGCTCAAGGTGACGTAGAAGTCACATCTTTCATGTGTCGGGCAGCTCAGCTTCCTGGTTCTATCATGCAAGAGATCATTGTACCGTTTAGAGGTCGTGAGTTAAAGATTGCAGGTGATCGTACGTTTGACGTATGGACACCAACGATTATTAACGATACTGATTTCGTCGTCCGTGATTCCATGGAAAGATGGATGAACGGTATTAATGCACACTCTGCAAACACTGGTCTGGTAAACCCTACTGATTACCAAGCTGACCTGATTGTAGAGCAATTAGATAAGGACGAAACAGTCCTTAAGACATATAACTTCCGTGGTTGTTTCCCAACCAATATTGATCCTATCGATCTGTCCTACGATCCTGCAGCGGCAATCGAAGAGTTCTCTGTAACTTTCCAGGTTCAATATTGGGAATCTAACACAACTACCTAGTTAAGATTGCAATAAATAAAGTAGGGGAGGGAATAGGCTCTCCCCTACAATTGCATTTGGAGAAGTATTTTGGCAGACGATAGCTTAAAACTCTTTGGACTGGAGATTCGCAGATCCAGAAGAGAACAAGAAAAGAAACAGCTTCCATCTATTGTTCCGCCCTTAGATGATGATGGCGCAGGTTATATTACTGCAGCCGGTAGCCACTATGGTTCGTATATCGATTTAAGTGGCGAAAAAGCAAAAGACGATAAAGATTTAATTAAAAAATACAGAAATGTTGCAGCTCACGCAGAGGTTGATGCAGCTATTGAAGATATTGTTAATGAGGTCATTTCTGGAGAAGATGAAGTTGTTGAACTAAATCTGGATAACGTAGATACAACCGATTCTATTAAGAAACAAATCAAAGAAGAATTTGATAATGTTGCGGCTATGTTGGACTTTCAAAACTATGGCCACGATATTTTCCGTAGATATTATGTTGATGGTAGAATCTATCATCACCTCGTTATCGATCCCTCTAAAGCTCAAGAGGGTATTCAAGAGATTAGGCCTGTTGATGCTCTTAAGATTCGTAAAGTCAAAGAGATCAAGAAAGAAAAAGACCCTGTCACTGGCGCAAATATTGTTAAAAGCGTTAAAGAGTATTTCATTTATACGGAAAGTGAGACAGGCACTAACATTTCCGGTGGTCAAAAAAATAATAATGCTTTAAAGATCTCTCCTGATGCTATTAGTTATGTTACTAGTGGTTTATTGGATGCAAGTAGAAAGAAAGTTATTTCCTACTTAGATAAAGCGATGAAGCCTATTAACCAGCTTCGGATGATGGAAGATGCTTTAATTATCTATAGACTGGCTAGAGCACCTGAAAGAAGAATCTTCTATATCGATGTGGGCAACTTACCTAGAGGTAAAGCTGAACAATACCTGAAAGACATCATGACTCGCTATAGAAACAAGCTTGTCTATGATGCAAACACGGGTGATTTAAAAAATGATTCTAAACATATGTCAATGCTTGAAGATTTCTGGCTTCCTCGTAGAGAAGGCGGTAGAGGAACTGAGATCTCAACTCTTCCAGGAGGACAAAACCTCGGAGAGATTGATGACATTGTGTATTTCCAAAAGAAAGTTTTCAAAGCTCTGAACGTTCCTGTTGGTAGAATCAATCCAGAAGAACAAGGTGGAGGTATTCTTGGAAGAACTTCTGAGATTACTAGAGACGAGTTTAAGTTCCAAAAATTCATAGGAAGACTTCGCCGCAGATTCTCTGAACTTTTCATGAATATTTTGAAAAAACAGTTACTTCTCAAAGGCATAATCACAGAGGACGACTGGGAATCTTGGAAAGGCGATCTGCATGTAGATTATATTACAGACAATTACTTCTCTGAGCTGAAAAACTCAGAAATGTTAAGAGAGCGGGTCAATATGCTTCGTGAGATTGAACCATATCTCGGCACATTCTACTCAAAGGAATGGACACAGAAGAATGTTTTGATGTTAACTGATGATGATATTAAGACAATGAACGATCAAATGGAACAAGAAAAGAAAGATGGTGAAATTCCGGATGAGGAAGAAGAACCAGAGATTTGATTAAAAACAAAATTATTATAAATAAAATCACGAAATAATTATAAGGACTTTACAATGGCTGAAGATATTGATAATTTTTTGAATAACGTTACGAATAAGAATTTTTCAGATGCTGGGAAGCAATTCGCAGATATGATCAATGCTCGTCTTGCTGACCGTCTTGAATCTCATAAGGCGGTGATTGCAAATCAAGTATACAATGGTATTGATCCTGATGAAGAAGACGTAGATCTGGATAATGAAGCTGAAGAACAGCCAGAAGAAGAGTCCGAGGAAGAAGTAGAGACAGATGAAGACGTTTAAAGAGTTTGCCAAGAATATCGCCCCTAGAGGTCAAAAGATCGTTAAGGTCTTAGATCTTAAAGGTGGAGAGATGATGGTCACTAAAGACCAGAAAGGTAAGTTCAATATCATGTTTGATAATCAAGTCGTAGACACTCTGCGCTCTGAAAAAGAAGCAATGACAGCTGCCAGAAATTTTGGCAAAATGATGGGCAAAGGTAAATTCAAATGAAACTGATTACAGAACATACAGAAGAAGTTTCTTATATCATCGAAGCAAAAGACGATGGTAGTAAGAACTATGTAATTGAAGGTATCTTTGCTCAGGCGGATCAAAAGAACCGCAATGGAAGAATTTATCCAAAAGGAATTTTGGAAAAAGCAATTTCTAAGTATGATAAGGAACAGGTACAAACCCAGCGTGCAGTAGGTGAACTGAATCACCCTGCAGGTCCTATCATTAACTTAGATAAAGTATCTCACCGCATCACCGAACTCAAATGGAACGGCAATGATGTGATGGGAAAGGCACTTATTCTTGATACACCGAATGGTCAAATTGTGAAAGGTTTGTTAGACGGTGGAGTTAAGCTAGGTGTTTCAACTCGTGGTATGGGAACTCTTGAGAACAGGGGTGGAATTAACATGGTCAAGGAAGACTATGTTATGAACACTGTAGATATCGTTCAGGATCCATCTGCACCATCTGCATTTGTTAATGGGATTATGGAAGGTGTTGAGTGGATTTGGAATAACGGTGTCTTGGAACCTCAAGAAATTGAAAAAATTGAGACTGAAATTAAGAATGCTTCTAAGTCAGATCGCTCTGCGGTTGAGATGCGGGAGTTTAAGAATTTCCTCTCTAGATTAAATTTTTAACAGGAGATAAACATGTCCGATAAAGAACTTTATGAAGACATCGAATCTGTTGAAGAAATGGTCGTGGATCCTGATCCTGAAGAGGAAGAAGAAGCTCACGACGAAGACGCAGCAGAAGATGATGTAGAAGAAGTCTCTGAGGCAAAAGACGGTGTAGAAACAGAACCAGCTTCGATTGATTCTGTAGCTAAGGCCGCTGGCGCCACAAAGCAAGCTAAAGTTCCAGGCGGTGTGGCCACTAAAGGTGACCCAATGCCTAAAACTAAGGCTGGCATGATCAATGCAATGTACGGTAAAATGAATGCCATGAAAAAGCAAGATCTTCAAGCCGCTTACGGTAAGATGATGAATGCTATGGCACACATGAAAGAAGATGCTGATGTAGAAGATGCTACTCCAGCTATTCATGAAAAAGCAGCAGCGGTTTCCGTTGATGTAACTGCTGACATGAATGCTCTGGTAGAATCCGAAGCAACTCTGTCCGAAACCTTTAGAGAGAAAGCTGCAGTCATTATGGAAGCAGCTGTTAAGTCTAAAGTTTCTGAAGAAGTATCTCGCATTGAATCCGAACTTCAAGAAGATTTCGACGAAGAACTGAAGACTACTCGTGAAGAAATGATCGAGCAGATCGACGGTTACATGAACTACGTTGTAGAAAAGTTTATGGAAGAGAATAAGCTGGCAATCGAAAACGGTATCCGTACCGAGATCGCTGAAGACTTCATGACTAAGCTGAAGGACCTTTTTACTGAGTCCTACATCGAAGTTCCAGAGTCCAAGGTTGATTTGGTTGACGAGCTCTCTGAGCAAGTTGCTGATCTTGAAGCAAGACTTAACGAAACCACTGAAACTGCTATTGAGCAAAGCAAAGTTATGGAAGAACTCCAGCGTGATGCTATCATCCGTGAGCACTCCCGTGACCTGGCTGAAACTCAGGTAGAGAAGTTGAAGTCCCTGGCTGAAGATATCGATTTTGAAGATGAAGAAACTTTCGCATCGAAGGTTGCTACCATCAAGGAATCTTACTTCACCAAGAAAAAAGTAACAGTTGCAGAAGAAGTCGTAGGTGACGAAGCTGAAGAAACTGAGGTTTCCGATGTGATGGCTCGCTACGTATCTGCGATTAAAAGAACCGTAAAATAATTAAGAAAGAAGGTGTATAAGAAATGACTCCTACAATCTCTTACGATAAACTCGTACAGAAGTGGGCTCCAGTACTCAACGAAGAAACTGCTGGTTCTATTTCTGATTCCTACCGCAGACAGGTAACTGCTGCTATTCTGGAAAACCAAGAAAAAGCTATGCGTGAAGAAGCCGCACACGGTTCCTTTGGCATGGTAAACGAAGCTGGTACTGTATCTGCCGATGGTGGTGGCGCTAGTACTTCTGGTTTTGACCCTGTACTGATCTCGCTGGTACGTCGTGCTATGCCTAACCTGATGGCTTACGACGTATGTGGTGTACAGCCAATGACTGGTCCTACTGGCCTCATCTTTGCGATGAAGTCCAAGTACAAGACTGCTGGTTCTAAAGCTGGTCAGACAAGCGGCACAGAAGCTCTGTTTGACGAAGCTGCTACCGGTTTCTCTGGTGACTCTTCAGCTCAGACCACTGATCCAATGGGTCCATGGGCTGACTCCGCATTCTCCGGTGACTCCACTGTAGACGATGCTGACCGCGGTACTCACACCATTGGTCAGGGCGTATCGACTGCAGACGGTGAAAACTTCGGTAACTCCGATGCTAACCAGCGTTTCGGTGAGATGGGCTTCACAATTGAGAAGCAAACCGTCACCGCTAAGACGCGTGCTCTGAAGGCTGAGTACACCATGGAACTTGCTCAGGATCTGAAGGCAATCCATGGTCTGGAAGCTGAAACTGAGCTGGCTAACATTCTCTCGGCTGAAATCCTGGCGGAAATCAACCGTGAAGTTATCCGTACCATCAACTCCCAAGCTAAGACCGGTTCGCAAGACGTAACTGGTGCTACTTCCACTAAGGGTATCTTTGACCTGGATGTAGATGCTGACGGTCGTTGGTCGGTTGAGAAGTTCAAGGGTCTGGTATTCCAGCTTGATCGTGAAGCTAACACAATCGCTAAAGAAACTCGTCGCGGTCGTGGTAACTTCCTGATCTGTTCGTCTGACGTAGCTTCCGCTCTGGCGGCTGCTGGTATGCTCGATTATGCTCCTGCTATGTCGACCAACCTGAACGTTGATGACACTGGTAACACTTTTGCTGGTGTACTGAACGGTAAGATGCGTGTATACATTGACCCATATGCAGTTGCTGACTACGCTACTGTTGGTTATAAGGGTACCAATGCATACGATGCTGGCCTCTTCTACTGCCCATACGTACCATTGACCATGGTTCGTGCGGTTGGTGAGAACGACTTCCAGCCAAAGATTGCCTTCAAGACTCGTTATGGCATGGCTTCCAACCCATTCGTTGGTAACTCGCCTGCTAACGGTCTGGCAAACGCTAAGACTAACCAGTACTACAGAATCTTCCGTGTGGACAACATTCTGTAAGCTTACAATAACAATAATAAGTGTTATAAATACTGGGTGGATCGAAAGGTCCACCCTTTCTTTTTTTGTGAGGTATGAATGGCAACCTTAACGACGAATAAAAACTACTTACAGCCTACTGGCTTTAAAGTAGTAATTAATAGGACGAACTATCCTAACCTGACATTTTTTGCTCAGTCTGTTAGCCATCCTGACGTATCACTAACTAGTCCAAACGTTCCTTATTCTAGAATCGGTAATGTATCCATTCCCGGTGATGCCTTAGATTACTCGCAGTTAAATATTAACTTTATTTTAGATGAGAATATGGAAGCATATACTGAACTATATAATTGGATGGAAAGTTTGGTTAATATTAATTTTAAAAATACAGACAACGCTGATCCATCTCAAGCTGATATTTCAATTTCAATCTTAACTAGCCATAATAATCAGAACAAGGTTATCACCTATAAAGGATGCAATCCAGTATCTGTTAGTGGCTTGGAGTTAACTGCCATCGCTTCAACCGTTGAGTATCTGACTTTCAATGGGGTCTTTACTTTTACAGGCTTTGAAATTAAGAGTTAACTTTCCCTTAAAAACGTGATATAATAGACCAGTCTAACAAAACTGGAATTTGATATGAAACTAGACTTAGAACACATTCTAGAGATGTGGCGTGAAGATACTGTCATCAATGAAATGAATCTGGATGAGGAATCTCGCAAGACTCCGTCTCTCCATGCAAAGTATCTTGAGATCCATGCTCTCACCAAACTCAGATTAAAAAGAGCTGAGTTAGATCAGAAAACTCTACTCAAGGATAAATGGCTGTATTATAACGGTAAGATGGATGCCGAGACCATTCAGGAAAAAGGATGGGACTTCGATCCATTTAATGGCCTAAAAGTATTAAAGGGTGACATGGATCACTATTATGATGCTGATACAGATATTCAGCAGTCAGAGGAAAAAATTACATACTATA